ATGGCATCACGCTCCGCTTTTAATCTTGCTTTCTCAGCCCTGACATCTTCCCACTCTTTTTCGAGACGCGACTTGGCCTTCTCGTAACGGGTAGGCTTCTTCTCTTCGGAAGCCGACTCCGACTTGGATTCTTCAAGTTGCGTTGTTAAAGAACTTTTCGCATCCTTGGATTTCTCCTCGGTTGCGGGTGCTTCACTCGAAGCATCCTGTTTGTTTGTTTCGGCTTCTTCAGCAGGCGCGGGTTTCTGCTCGGTATCTCCGCTTGCCTTTTCAGAAGCTACTTGCTCAACCTTGGCTTCCTCATCCTTTTTGGGTTCGGGGCTATAATCCCTTCCCTCATCGGCTGCGGCTGCCATTGCTAACATGTCAACTTCCGTCAGGTTATTTGAATTGGCCATTTGACCCTTTCTTACACTAATTGCTCTGGGAGTCAGTCAAAGCACTAGGTTAGTTTGCCACTGGTTCATCCTCTCCATCACCGTAGCCAGCAATGGCGGAGTTTAGTTTTGTGCTTGCAAGCGACTCAAGAGTTGCCACACAAGCCCTATAACCATTAGCACGCCCACAAGCCTCTGCAAGTCCATCTGGTTTTTTCATTATTGCAGAGGCATTTTGCCGTAAAGTAAGATTAAGTAAGATTAGGCTCAACCGCTTTCCGGTGGGAGTGCCAAGGAACGCAGTCCACGCCTTCTCGTCTTCCTCAAGCCATTTGGGTTCTTCAACCCATTCCTGATCCCGAATGAACGCCAGTGCTGCTTTTAGTTTTCTCATAGCTTTACCGCCCAGGAATCACCTTGGAAAAGTACGGCTTCCTTACCTGTAAGCGTCTCGTGTATAGCCTTTTGTACATCCTTGAAACTCCAATCGTGTCCAGCAAGGACCGCTCCATCACGAAGCTTCGGCCTCCAGCCTTTGATGTCAGCCAAGACCGCTTCGTACCTATGATCACCGTCCACATAAATAAAATCTAAATCACCATCCTTTACATGCTGTAATGCGTCAAGACTTTTCCCACGGCTGTAGAAAACATTTCCAAGCGGAGTGGTGCGTTCTTGGAAAGCCTCAAAAACAAATTTCATCGGGCATTGTTGGCTTGCCCTATCGTTAATGTCGTACCCGTTCAGCCAAGGATCTACGGCTAATACTTCCTTGAAATGCTTGGCAATGACAACCGTACCTTCCCCGCTGTAAGATCCAATCTCAACCGCCTTACCAACCGCTCCATGCTGGTTAGCCCACTCGCAAAGATGTTTTAAGCCTTCCTGCTGGAAGGCATCCCGCATTACCGGTACTTTCAAGCAGGCATCGGAGCGGGTGCTTGCCCTTGCATCGCACCAGGAGGCAACTGCTGTGCCTGCTGTTGGACTTGGGCTTTAGCCGCATCACGAAGCTGTTTTTGAATAGCGCGGGATGTGTTGGGGTCGATCTTCTCCAAAGCAGCCAAGTGCTGTTGGAGATGCGCCATGAGTACCTGCATGGCTGCCTGGTCTACAGGCTGCTGACGGGCTTGCGCCGCTTGGTTAAAGGCAAATAGCACAGAGATATGCGCCTTGTGATCGTCCGAAGGTTTGATCGCCACAGGGAATCCGGTTGCAAGCATGGTGGCAATTTCGGTGGCCTGATCCTCTGCTTGGTCGCCAGAGGCGGCCTGCGGATCTTGGAACAACCGGCGAACCAGCGAAGGATCGTCCTGCTCCAGCACCGACTTGACCAATTCGCCTTGGTTGACGAAAGGATTGTTTTGGAACATCTGCATCCGAGCCACGGACTTTTGCAGGGCAAACTGGCGATTGATAAAGTCCAATCCACCCTTGGGTTCGATGGAATACTCGGCATGAATACCTTCCGGAACCATCTGCCCAGTTTCCTCGGCATAGCGGTACATCAAGTCCTTCTTGTTGTACTGCGTGTAAAGCGACCAGCACTGCTTGAACAAATGCGCCAAACTCATGCGGAAAATTCGGTTTCTCAAATCGCCAGACGCTGCTGCTTGACCTTGGATAGCCTGCACCTCGGTTGCAGTCTTGCGATCTGCTCCGGTGTATTGACCAGCAGAACTCATATCAAACTGACCCATGCGCTGTTCAGCTAGCATGCGCTCCTCCAGCATCAAACGCTGGAAGTCGAAAGGAGGTTGGCTGAATTGGACCGGCTTTAATCCCTGAGGAAGGATTTGGCCAGGTTGCATCTTCAGATTCGCCGTGTTGAGCGAGATCGGGTTCTGTGCTTCAAAAACGGGTCGGTTGGCAAGCTCCACATAGTCCGAGAGGCTGTTCTTTAGTTTATTCAGCAGGTTCTCGCCTGGGAGTAGGATTTCGGCCACTCCTCTTGGGCTATACCAACCGCCCCCTGTTACTTCATAGGGGAAATCAACGAAAGGTGGTTCGCCGTGGTTGTACGGCAAAATGAAAGTCTTGCGGATATCGGTCTGGATCTGAAGCGGGCTGTAGGTCTCTACTTTCCAGCCGTCCTTGGTCGGCGTATACATTTCCCAAAGAATGATGCGATCATTCTCACCTTCCTGAGTAATTCCCTCACGCCGATAAATCTCATCCTGAATTTCACTTCGTAAGCCCACCGATTTGGAGGGTTTACCAGAAATGATCTTGATGAGTTCCTCGTTCTGCTTGTAAGCGGGATTTGCCTTATAGGAGTCGACACTAGTCGAGATGATGTGTACGATGAAATCCGCATCTTTGAACTCCTTGGTGTATGAAGGAACAATAATATGGAAAGGGTCAATAGCGTCAAACCTAATCTGCTTCTTGTCCTCATCCCAAATTACCTTGGCAACGCCACGGCCAAACAAAAGAATGTTGTCGATAACAGAAACAATCTCCTTCTGGAAATTGGTCTTCTCGCGCATGTTGTAATCAAACCAACGCTCGGCTGACACCGTGATCGGAGTCAACTGCTGGCGCATGGGGACAAAGCTGGAAAGGATGTCGTTGCCGATTGCGCTATTGACGAAGCTGGGTTTGAGCTTCTCAATGGCAGTATCAATCAACTGAACGTGAAGATCGGCGGCGGTAGGCCAAGGCTTGATCTTCCGGCGAACACCAAAGTAACGGGCCTGATAAAACAACCGCTGGCGGTTCTCCCAGCTTTCACGCTGGTTTAACGCCTCTAGGATTCTCTGGTAATACGTTGCCCGCGGATTGTTGTCGGCCATTATTTCTCTCGCTCCCTGTTCAGTTCGTATGACAAATCGTTGACATAATGTAAAGCTTTTCTTGCCCAAGCCTTGACCCCAGGGCTGCCATTGCGGATTTCAGGATAGTGCTCATCAAGCATCAGATCCGTCACGGCTCCGCTTGTCTTCGCGTACGGTGTCGTTGTACTGGCGCAACCACCAAGGCTTAGGACCAAGATCATCATCAATGGCTTGATGATTGTTGCGCCACTCGCCCTCAATCTTGTCAATGCGCTTTTCCCGCCAGCCGGGTATGAGGCGAAGAATCGATGCGATGATGTTAAGTATCGCACCGATCACTATTGATTATTTGATGTTCAGCCCGACACCCTTTAAAAAGTTGACAACTTTCTCAAGGAAAGAATCGTCAGCTGGGGTTGGGGTAAGTTTTACAATGATGCGAGCGGCCAAGACCACGCCACCAACAGCGGCGACAATCTCGGTCCAGTTTGAAGTAATCCAATTCCATACGTTCATAATTAACCTCCTGGGTCAAATCCAGCCATAACGGGGTCGTGCGACTCAATCATGGACAGAAGCGACTTCCACGTTGGCTTCTCAACGGGAAAAGTCAAATCCCATTTCATGTTACCACCATCCAGGCACAGAGCAAGGGCATCGGCTCTGTCTGGGCTTGCCAGACCCCTTGAGCGCATCGAGTCCTTTGATTCAACGCCAAGCTTACCTTTGGAGTTGGTCATGCTGCGCCGACAGGTCAGTTGCGCCGTTAGTTCGTCATCCTCCGGTAAAATGATCTCGGCATCCTCAATCTTCTTGGCCATGCCATACCACATCTCAGCCGATCTGTTGGTATACGCCTCGTTGTCATAGGCGGTTGACCCGAAGTTAACCCTATTGACCGGCCAGCCTGATTCCGCCAAGGCATCGCACATAACCATTCCTAGACCGCTTGCGTCAGCGTAAATGTTGCCTGCTTCCAACCCCGCCTTCTTGAACTCCACAATAAACCTACCCACAGCCGCCATCGTATCCCTTTCGCGCCATGCAATCATGGGTAGCACCTTATTGCCATCCCTAATACAGAGTACGTTGGCATCGCCACCAGCGGCAAAATCTACCCCAGCTACCCTAGTTCCTGGCTTGAACTGTGGTGGGCTGTTAAAGCAATTCTGAAGCTGGGTAAGGCTAATAACCAGACTCTCGTTGCCTATGTCCACAAACTCGCCATAGATCATTGACCTGGTCAGCGGGTGCTTCTCACCATACCGCTGGATAACCTCGTCTATCTGCGCCTGCGTAATATGGGGGCAGTCAAAGGCGGTAACAGCGTGCTTTGACCACATATTGGCCTCTTTGGTGAAGGCCCTGTAGAACGCACCACTGCTGCCCCCTGGAGATGAGGCGATTAGCAGTCGCGTTGGTTGACATCGACTGATGGCCTCAAAGAGGGGGTCGGCTACCGTCTTGGCTTCGTCCACCACCATGAGCAATGGGTGGTGTTCGTGGTCTTCTGCGTGCCAGCCTTCAGCACGGCCAGGATCGGTCGCAGAATAGCCTATAATGCGCGATGTATTGCCGTTAGGGTGCATGTAGCGGATCTCGCCTGAAGTGACCTCCCATCCGGCTCCTAACTTCGATACGTGCGATCTTAAGTTAGGCCATAGCTGGCTTTCAACTTGTCTGAATACGCCTGCGGTTGTTACCGCCACAGAACGTTGAAATGTGAAACAATGCCATAGCAATATGGAAGATATTACTGTTGAGGTCTTTCCAGATCCATTGGCAGCTCTCAATGCTACGCGGCAGTCCCTTGGCTCCAGGGCTGACAATACCTTCTTTTGCCAGTCGTAAAGCTTTAGTCCTATAACATATTGCGCGAATCCAACAGGCTTTGCTATTTCAGCTAAAATCTGTTCTGGCGACTTTTGCTTAGATTTTGGAGGCTTCAACTATAAACCTCTTTTTATTTTGTGTCGCAATTACTTAGGGGGGTATCAACGTTTTTATCAGCGGATGGGGGCTGCCGGTCGGGTGTGGTGGTGTCCTTGCGTAACTTCTTGCGTCTCATAGGTTTATGACGTTTTCTTTTCTGTAAAACCAAGGCACCTTCCGCCGGGGCATCATTTGCCGCACAATGATTATTATATTTAGTAGAGTTAACATCTTGCAGTTCAATTACTTCCGATTCAGATTTTACTATTTGTTTTGAATCAATCACTTGTGCCTTTTTGGAATTATATCCGGCAAGAAGATTGGCCAAGGTTGGCGAAAGTCCATGCTGAATTTCTTGCTTAACATCCACTCGCGCAGAGGGTTGCGCGTATCCAAAGTTACGCTCTAACATCCATGCCCGCGCTTGCCATGATTTCTCACCAGCATTGGTAATTGATTCCAATAGGAAGACTTCTAACTCTCTCCGCGCCTTTTTTATAGCATCCGCGAAAGCGGGATACCTATTTTGCCAAGATTGGATAGTTTTCGGTGATATTCCTAGGACTTCGCCCGCTTTATCATAGGTCAAACCTTTCCTGATATACTCGCAAACCTTTTCCATGATCTCTTTGGAATATGTAGGAGGACGTCCGGTTTGATTCCTTCCGGGTAAGGCTATTTGCAAAGATTCTTCATGGTTTTCTTTCATATCACTACCTCTCCCTGGAGTTGCTGCCGAATCCATAAAACTTTATTTGGTTTTGGTTTTATTCTTTTACTGCCTACCGGGGGAATTGGTTTTGGGGTAAAAATAGGTTTTAAGAGGGTAACTCTTAAAAAAATCTTCCGCAAATGCCCCTACGATTGATTTTGATAAGGTGCCTAGATAGTCCATACCCCAATAAAACTACCACACCTTTCCAGCAGAAAAACCTTGTCGGGATGGGAAAAACCGCCCAAAGTTACCCCATGGAAAACACAACTAGTAGCGCGGAAGTGATTACCGCCCAAGATAATCGCAAGAACCGGGAAGAGCGTAAAACCATCATGGCAAAGCGTATCCTAGGACTTCATGGCCTAGGTGATCTTTACGATCAAAATGCCTTTTCGATTCGTTCACGTTTCATGCAACGAGCCGGATCGGATAACGTGAAATTCCATATCCGCAAGGGTAGGGATATCATGAGGCAAACGCGGTATCTTCTAAAGGGTAACCCAATTGAGAAGGAATCCTTAAAGGAAAAGTATTTCAAAAAGTTTTCCGGAAACTTGGTTTCCGTGGAATTGGAATGCGTTTTCCATTCCGACTATATCCCGCCAAGCCAAAGGGATTTGCCATCTTGCCTTGTCGAAGTCACCGGAGATGCATCCGTGACTTACCAAAGTGAGAACGATGAATCCGGCTCCGGAAGAGAGTACAAATTGACGATGCGTACGGATAATCCCCAAAGCTTAAAGAAGGTGACTGAAAAGCTTTCTTCTATGGGCGGTGAGGTCAACCAAACCTGCGGGATGCATATACACTTGGATCAAAGAGGTATTTCCAAGGTGACAGCAACCAAGCGGGCGAAAAGATTGGTGAAATGTCTTCCCGCATTGGTCAAATTGGTACCGCCATCGCGCCTATCCAATAGATTCTGCCAGCAAAACCATCCTATCCCCAAGAGCGGGAAATATCGGTTTTCATCCGATAGGTATCGGATGATAAATTACATTCCCGCCTATCGTAAACACCGGACTTGTGAAGTCCGGTTGCATGGCGGAACGTTGGATTTTTGGAAGATATTGGGTTGGATTAAGCTCTGTCAGTTTATCCAAAACTCCACGGAAATAGATCGGATCGCAAATATGGCAGAAGGATATTATGCATCCGTAAGCATCGAAAACCTGATCCGCATGGAATCAATGCCGGATAGTCTTCGGCTTTATGTGTGGAAACGTTTCCGGCAATTCAATTCCAATCACGCAAACGCATTGCGGGAAAAATTGGTAAATGAAAATAATATCCATCTAACCGATGGAATGGCGATTAGTTAAATAAAGGAGAACATATATGTGCAAATTATTAGGGTTCACAGTTAGTCAAAAAGTATCGGAAGATAAAATCTGCGAGATCATCCAAACGTCACGCGATCTCTTAAAGGATCAAAAAGATGGTTTTGGATATGCTCTGTCCGGTGGGGATATTAAGGAAATCACATCCCTCCGGTTGACCTCCGGAAGCTTGGCGGGATTCAATTACCCCGATCCAAAGGATTGGAGCGGGTTGGTTGACCAGCCATACCAAGCTAGGGGAAAAATCGCGCCATGTACGGCGGGAATCTTCCATGGCAGAACGTCCACCAATTCCCTTGGAGTTGAAAATACGCATCCGTTCGTAAACTCGGAACTTGCCCTAGTTCACAATGGCATCGTGACGTACTCCGGAAAAAAGCGCAAAAAACTTGGTGTTTGCGATTCTGAGGATTTGTTTAATACGTTCACGATTGGCAAGGGGTGGAAGGAGTTGCACAAGTATTACACCGGATACGCTGGCCTCCTTATCCTCCGGAAGAATGGTGCCTTAACAATCTATAGAGATAGTTCGCCCAATCTGTATATCTCATTGGTGAATGGAGGACTGGTAGTAGGCACAGCGTTTAGTGACGTTGTGAAATTGGCTTCCATCTTTGATTCATCCAAGAATGTGCCTTGGTTGCTTAAACCGGACGTGGCCACAACGTGCCGGAATGGGGAGATAATTGAGAAGGAGCACGTCAAACCTATGCCCTCACGATCCTATGGATCGAAGGATTCTTTATCCTTGGGATCATCCGGATATGGTTCCGGATATTACACCGGAGAGTATTGGCCAACATCCTCCAAGGCATCATCCGGTGAACCGAAATCCCAAAAAGAGTTGTTTCCCGACTACGAGAAAAAGTCCGGAATAAATACTAACTCTGAAGCATGGGAGGATGGCTATTTGTCCGGATGCGATGATGGTTTGATTGGGGCACCAAAACCCCCCGCATCGCTAGATAAAAACTACCAAGCCGGATATGAGGAGGGATACAAAGATGGTGAATTGGAAAGAAACATTCCGGAAGGGGTAGTCTCATGATTTGGAATGTAATAGAATCAGACGGGAAACTCGTAAAATCCGGCTTCCCATCATCCAAAATAGCCTATGAATGGCTTATGAGGAATGATGGGGAGTGGAAAGATTGGCACATCGTAAAGGAGGATGAAGAATGAATACACCGATAATATTTGCCCATGGACTGATCTTGGGAGTTTTGATCGTGGTTTTCGTTTGGATGCTTTGGGATAACAGAAAATAGTCTAACCTTGTCGCCCCCTTATAGCATGGGGGGCGCAAAGGTTTGACCCGATAGGGTTTGCCTAATCAAAGTAAAAGTGGAGGTTCCATGCACATAAAAGATGGATTCAAAGATGAAAAGCGGGGGGTATGGATAACAAATCCATTCCTTTCCGCCTGTGGTAGGTTCCAAGTACGTCCGGAGACGTATTATGGTAAAACGCAAAGGGGGTTAGCGGATATTTTTGGAGAAAAGTATTTCTCCTTTGTATCCGACATGACAAGGATTCTGATAGAAAATCCGGCAAGCGCAGCACACCAGGGCGGGCAGAATTAAGAAACTTTTTAGCGTTTTGGTTTTATGGTTTGCCCGGTAGGTCAAAATTAAAAAAACTTTTTAGCGTTTTGGTTTTATGGTTTCCCCGGCACAGTGCGAATTGATACTTTCATTTAAAAGTTTTTAAACATAATTTTAACCGGCACCCGAACGGTTCAATTAAACCGTTTAATTTTTTTTTATTTTTACTTATATATTCAAATTAAAATTGTCCCTATAAGGAGGAACTTGGGACGCGCCAGAAGCCAGAAATTTGAAATTTTTTTTGCCCCAAATTTGAAAATCTGAAGCAATCAAAAGTTAAGGATATATTACTTTCCTATCCAACAGCAACATGCCCGGTTGCCTAATGGCATATCTGGCATCGGTTGGGCATCTACCTTAAATTTGACGCTATATTCGTTTTTATCGTTAGCCCGCTGTTTCCTATCTACTGCGCCATGAAGACGCTTTCTAGGGGCATCCTTGCTCGATTTTGAGGCATTCTGGCGCATTGTTTTACCAGTTCTTGCAACTCCAGTATCTAGCCGACATTTTGCTGGGTGGCTTAGAGTCGCACTGATGCCTGGCTCTGAAGCTTCTGCGCCGGTCTGGATTGGACTTTTTGATCTTCATGTCCGGATCACCATAGTGAATCGTCTTGGATTCGCCGTTCTGGCAGGCACGAACCACGAACTTCTTATTGCCACCAGGGGTGCGCCTAGGGCTGTTACAGGGTAAATCTTGTGTACTCATGACTTCAGTTGTTCAGACAAGAGTTTAATCTTATACTGGTGCTTGTCCAGAAAAACCGCCAATTCTTCAAGGTCTTCTGTTAATGTCTCCATATTGGCGTCATAAACCTCTTTGGAGCAATTTGCCAATACATCCCCAAAGAATCGGTCAACAAGGCCAATAGTTCTATGTAGCCTGCTGTTTTCTGTTATCAGTAGCTCAATATACGCCCAAGCCAGATCAGTCTTGTTTGGACTCACTAAACCCACCCTTCTTGGCTTTCATAAGCCTCCAGGTGCGCGGGCTTATGGTGGACTTTGATTTTGGTCTGCTAGTCCCAGCCTTGCGTCTGGCGTTGATATTCGCGTATAAGCCTTGTTTCATTCAAGTAGTATAGCATAGCCCGCAACTGCCCCAACCCCCACCCGCAAGCCGGGTGCGGGCGGTTTCTTCTGATGATCCCAAAAACGCTACGGGATGGAACGTAGTGGTAGGGGTAGGACGGACTAAGGAGTCCTACCACTACAATCCCTTCGCGGTGTCATTTTTTTATATATATAAGGTATGACACCAGAGTAAATGACACTGTTTTGACACCGCTTTTAACGGGCTAGAAAGTGGTTTGGTTGGCCAGATACAATCCGTTTTCCTTCAACAACTTACCGGCTTGCAAAAGGCGTTTAACGTTCCTTTTGGCTGTTGAGTCTGACACTTGGAACTTTTCGGCCACAAATCTGAATAGGTCACACGCCGTGAACCCGCGTGAACCCATCTCTCTAAGCAACCTGTCATCCCCGACCAGTTTCTTGGGTCCATTGTTCTTCTTTAGGTTATCTGGGTTCAGGTTGTAATTGACCTCAAACCTGGGGTACTTCCACTGTATTACAAAAGGGTCAACCGGTGGGAAGTTTCTTAGTGTCATTTCGCAAGTGAAACTACGCTCATCCTCCTCATGGGCTGTAAGCACCACAAGGCTATCCGGATTGCGGGCGAACACCCCTGACCCTGAGAACCTATCAATAGACTCGGATTGCGACTTATTGCCCTTGCTGAAGTGATGGGACAGGATAACCGACAGGTTATGTTTTGTGGCAAGGCACTCAAATTCGTTCATAAGCGCACCCATCTGGCCTGCGCTATTCTCATCCCTGTCACCCATAAGCATGTAATTTGGGTCTAGGATCACGGCCTGATACCCCCTGCCCTCAATATGTTGCTCGATAATAGGCCGTATAAGGGTCAGGTCTGCTGCGTAGCCCCTGAGCGTCCATACATCAAAATCGTCAACCTTGCCCTCCAACCCCTTGGCCGCAATCACGTCTGCGAGCCTCTTTCTAAAGCTCCACTCCTGAATTTCAAAGTTAATAAACAGCACCTTGGCCTTGGCGCACTTCTGGTTCCACCACGGAACTCCGGCCTGCAATGACACCGCCAGGTCTATCAAGCTCCACGACTTGTAAGCCTTGCTTCCACCGCCAAGCAAAAGCTTGCCCCCTTGGTGCAGGACTCCCTCGATAAGAACGTCCGGCTCAGGTATGGTTTCGTTGACAAGCTCACCATATCTCTTGATTGGTGGCCACTGCCTCTCTTCCCTTGTTATGCCCAATGCTACCGCCGGATCTATCATTTGCCCTCCTTGCAGAACCATAAAATGCTCTGCGTCTTTTCATTTCTTTTTGCCCCCGGAATCCGCACCGGCTGGCTTGGTTTGAAAGTTGCAGGATCGCACCCCAACGGCACAAGAAAAGCTTTTAATCTGTCCTCCCATTCTTTCTTGGGTGGCACCTCAAACCATCCATGCAGGCTCTTCCCCGCCGTGTCGACCACGGCATACAGCTTCATGCGGAACAGATCACGCATGGCCTGGAATACCGCCCCCATCTGTGGCTTGGTCAGCGTGTCGGACTCGACCACCAGATACAAACGCTTATCCACCTTTTCGTTCGATCTGCTGATGGTTCCAGGGACAAACACTGCCCCGGTCGTAAACTGACCGACTGGCAGTGACAACTCCCTCCACTCCCCCACCCTGCGGAAGTTCTGGGGATGCCTGCCACTATCCTTCACGTCCCCGATCCATGTGATGTCGGCATCGTGGAACATGGACAGGAATGCCTGATATTGTTCCCCAGGGGTCTCAAACCTTACCGGACTCTCCTCGTACATGTCGGCTGGGTCCCAGTTGTAGTGGGTTAGGTAGCGTTGCTTGTTTGATTCGGCGATTGTCTTGATTCGGTCAAGGATCTCTGACTCTGGGTCTTTCTGGATTACCAGCTTGGTTGGCATGGATGTCCCGCCGGACATTGGTGCAACCATGACATAATCCTTGAGTATGGCCTTGCGTAACTTGCGGTTGGCCTCATCCCTCCACGCTTGGCAAGATGAATGCCAGCAGAAGATTGTGGGCACACCATCCACAAACACGGTTGTGTCTCGCAACCTTGTATGGCTTGTATGCGCGTGTTCACCCGGGCAATGGCACAGTCCGTGATGTTCGGACTGCCAATCCACCTTGCCGACTATGTTTTCCGCGTTGCGCTGTACTTCACTCATAAAAAATCAATCCGGCTTTGTTTCAAGAGGCGAACACACTAGGAGGACTCCCGCCGCAGGATCTCCCTGCGTACCATTCGCCGGATTTTGCTTGATTTAGTCTCTCAATAAAAATGTATAACCAATAAGGAACGTGGCATCAAACCAATCAATCTTGGTTATTCCCGCCGCACAGGTGATTATTTTCAATGTATACAATATCGGCAAGATAAGCACACATATTACAAACATAATGTTAAATGTTTCTGATAGTATTCTTTTCATTTCTTCTCCTCATGTGATTTATCCTCCAACTCCCTCGCCTTGTGCGAAGCCTCCACAATGTCCTCCGCTGTGATGTTGCGAAGGGCATTGCAGAAGTATTGTGTTCCCTTGGTCTTGTTGCTAGCATCCTTGCACTTCGCCTGCGGTAGACCCGCATGCGGACGGCACGGCGCGTGTGGACAGGTGTCTGGCTTGAACACCGACACGTTCTTAGGGTAGTAGGTCACCCGATCCATCGGGTCGTAGCTTCCCCACAACGACACGCAGGCCGTGTCTAGCCCCGCTGCTATGTGGTTGACACTGCTATCAGGAGCCACCACAAAGTCTGCATTGGCGATTATCGGGAACAGCGAGCGGATCTGTTTGGTTGTGTTGAACAGGTCGATCACCCTAGGATGGTCAACTTTGAAGTTGTTGCTGTTATCCAGCCCAATAATGACAGCGTGATGGTGTGGGTGGGCTTCCAGCAACGCCAGCACCGCGTCCTGACCCATCTTGGGCGGGTAGGTGCGGGTCGGACCGCTTGACGATACATGGTAGGCGAAGTAAGGCACAGGCAGCGGCCATTTTCCTAGTTCCTTTAGCTCGTTGTGATCTGGGTCGATTAGGTAAAGATAGGGGCGGCAATACTTGGCCATGGTCTTCTCATCCCAAACACCCATCCATTCGTAGATCCGCTTGTAGCAGTTGCCCGGACCTGTCCCCAGCTTGGTGTTACCAACCTGTCCGCTGAATAGGTCGTCCGTTGGCAGATGGGCATCGTAGCTGTCCCAAGCCTCCAATGAGCAGGGCAGCGGCCACAGCTTTGCGCCTAGCCCAGCGTAAAGAGGAAGGTTACGAGCGGGTGCGTAAACGTCCACTACACCACCAGACTCTTGGACAAGGTAATGTACGAAGGCCGTTGCTATGACCGCATCCCCGATTGCTCCGGAGCGGTAGACCGCCGTGGCTCCGCCCGTTGCGCGGCCTTTGTAGTATGGCTTGATCTTGTGCGGGCAAGGGATCGAATCGTCCCAGGTGGGTCCGGTCAACTCATCCGGAAGCACGTAGGTGTTTCGGACGTGAAGCATATTATCATCGACCTTATGGATTTGATTTGTGTTGTTTGTCCATATTTTCATTTGGTTCTCCTTATGTTCGGCATCATATCTACAAAAATCGGCATTTGGCCAGAATAATTATTTGAAATCACGTTGTAATACGCGAAATCAATAGCATCCTGCCTGTTCCATCGGTTTCTTTTCATAAGCGACTTGATTACCCATTCCACCGAGTAAACGGCATGGTATTTGTCGCCTATAAATGACGCGCCCAAAAGAGCATCGTCAAATCCATTCATGATGATGGTTGTGTCATCATCCGGAATGACTTTGGTTATTGGATGGATTTTTCCAGCAAATTTATGCATTTAATGATTTCCGACGCGACTTGCGGGACGATGGCGTTGCCCAATCCCTTAAGGCGGTGTGTCCGGTTGGGTACCCCATGAGCCACTCGACCCATGTTGGGTTCAGGGAGCCAGATTGCTTCCCCTGATTGTCCGTATGCTGAACCGCAACGTCCAAGGTGTCTTTGGATATCTTCCCATTCCTTATCCGGCCGCCCTTGTAGCCACCCTTCCCATCCCTCTGGGTCGGAGTCGGCCACATCTTCACTGCCGTCTGGAGGGTTGCTCCCCACTTGGTTCCGTTGGCAGATACCCTGCTCTTTCCGTCCTCGCTCACACTTCCGCTGATCTTTCCTGTATGCGCCCCCCTCGGGCATGCTGATGGAGTCGGCCACATCATGCTTGGGGGAGGATACGCAACCTGTTCCCGAAGAGTTGAATGGGTTGTTCTCCCAGACCTGTTCGATTCGTACTGCTTCCTCAACGCCTCCTCGTCCCGAGCCGGAAGACTGTCCATTGCATTTGGAGTTAGCCACAATCCAACATCTGTCCCTTCTGTGCGGGGCATCGACGGCGCAAGCTGGAATAATGAGCGTTTCGACTTCGTAACCTTCACCTTCCAGGTCAGAATGCACTTGGTCGAGTGCCATGTTGACGATGCCAGCAACATTCTCACCAATGATCCAACGCGGCTTGGCCTCGCGTATGACTCGGAGCATTTCCGGCCAGAGGTAGCGGTTATCATCCTTGCCTCTTCGCTCCCCGGCAACGGAGAATGGTTGGCAGGGGAATCCTCCTGTGAGAAGAGTGACTCCTGCGTATACGTCGCCTCGTATCTCGCGTATGTCTTTGTGGATCGGGACTTCCGGCCAGTGTTTTTTGAGGACGGCTTGGGCGTAGGGTTCGCAGTCGCAGAACCCAACAGTTCTGTATCCGTTCCATCTTGCGGCCAAGGCAAATCCACCGATCCCGCTGAATAAGTCGAGGTGTGTTTTTTCATTCATTTACTCAAATACCTCGACCTCCATCCCTGCTTCTTGGCGTGCTGGATCGAACCACGGTCCGTCTTCCATGCTCGGGCGATGGACGACACCGTGTAGCCATTCTCGTAAAGCACCTGCCAGATGCGGTATCGCTTGTCCACCGCATCTGGTGAATTGCCGTCCATCTTCACCGATTCGGATATTTTAAGTTCTTTAGTTTCTGGGATGGATTTCATTTCCATCATCATGGCCATCTTTGCGTGCAGCTCCAACCTTGCCGCCTCAAGTCGGCGGGTGGCCTGCTCCAGGCTGTTGACCCTGGCGGTCAACACATGGATAGGGTTAATCTGGTCTAGTGTGTTCATTTTTCTTTTCTCCTTTTCCAATCAGTTCCCATGCAATCACCATCGCAGAATCCACCTGCGCGATGATCGCGTTGATGTCGATGACCTGCCCGTGGCCAACGCTACCCCGCAATTTTACCAGTTGCCTTCTGGCCTCGTTTAGGATGTCGCGTTGCCACGAGAGGCGTTGAGTTTCCGAAACGATCATTAGCCCTTCATCTTGAACTTGCGTCCACCGGCCTTTGGCTTAACCCCAGCCGAGCGAAGTGCGATGGCTAGGATCTGCTTCTCGCTGCGAGGCGTTCCGCCGGCTCCGCGTGCGGAACCTTTCTTTTTGTTGTCAGCCCGCAGTTCGCGGATGTTTTTACCAATGTCTTTACCTAATGGCATTGTTTATTCTCCTTTTGTTTTTACGAACTGTCCGGTTACAAGATCCAGCTTGTATCCGTGTCCGTGAAACTTGTCGTATAGCATTTGGTTTATTATGAATGTAAGATATCCCATATCGTCACTCATTAACCTCCCTGGCTCGACATCTTCTTTTTTAAGAATCTCCTCAAGTGCTTTGATGTCTTTACGCGTGATTTCGATTGGGCAAAACATTTTACTTGCGACAAGAACGAGCAGTAGGTGTAACCGTTCTTCCAATAATAGACTGCCGAAGTTTCTGGCGTTGCATCCATGCACACCGTCCAGTTCCCGCCCTTGACAAGGCGACCATCAATAAAAACTGCTTTGCTTGTGTCCGGTTCTTTTTCATGACGCATAGTGTGGCCTTGGCTGCTTGGGTGCGTCAATGCAAAAAGAAGGATTTTCACAACGCCGACAATCGCGGATGTCAAAGTCTAAGATCTCGCCGGTGTTGAGCATCACCGTGAATATCTTATTATGATCCATGCCGTAATCTGTAGCTAGGATCGCCATACCCTCACCCTTTGGGGTCATCATCCAAATCTCTGGTTTTAGCTGCTGTATATACGCCATATATCTACTCTTTATCACCAAGGAAAAGCACAAGCGCGGTGAAGACCACCATCCAAATGCAAAAGATCAACCAATCATTCATCGCCATGCCGGTCCAGTGATCCATGCCACCAGCACCCATCTTGTCCCCCATATCGGAGCCTTGGCGCGATGCTTTATCCAAGACGGAAAGAAGCTTGCCGATCCCTGCTCTCTTGCGCGCTGATGGTTGTGCCAGTTGCCATCCACCTGCAATCCACCGCCAATGTATCCGTTGGCTGGCGAGAGATTGATAACCATCGTCATCTTGCGAATATCGCCCTGCGTTTCAATAGCATCAAAATGCCAGCGAAACCATTGCCCTGGGCGATAGCGCAAGACTTGCAGTTGTTGCATATCGGTAATGTCAAAGTTATAATGCTCATTGTTAACTTCGTCTGTGACTGCGGCCACATAGCTATACAGCCATTCAAACAGGCTGGACTTTGGAACCCAGCATGAGGCGCAGGTTCGGTTCCAGCTTTTTACATGAGTGCCATCCTTGGCTAATACCGGAGCGCGCTTCATGCCGATCTTGTCGGCATCATGGATCACCAACTCGCACTGCGAGGAGGTTAAAACCTTGGGTACAGTTACCGCCGTGAGCGTTTTTTGTTTAAATTTTTCTTGGTGCATTTCTTTCCTTTGGTTTGAATGAATCGTTTTAAGGCTTGGTTGAATCCGTAGTTGAACAGAGCATCATCGTCCTTGGATATTTCGCACCATGCGGCATAGCATACTTTTCTTCTTGTCTCTTCGTCCACGTCAACATCAATCTCGTACATTTGTACCTTGCGCTCGGCAAGGATCTTAATATGGCCTAATCCATCCATTTTGATTTTTCGGTTGTCGCCTTTTTTACAAGCCAGAATAGAAAGCCCCCCAGGAACGCAATCATGGATACTGTTATCCCGCATAAGACGACCATGATTCCGACCTGCGCCAATACGTCAAGCGCAAATTTTGCGTATTCAATTAACATTACCCAATCCTTTTTTAATCACTCTGTTTAGAGTCGCTTGGTCAATCCTGACCCCAGCGACCTTGCACCAGAATAATACCGTCCCGTTCTTGATGTCCCGCACAAGTGACCTGACTTCCTTAACGTCCCTGTAGCAGTTGCAATCCGAAAGTTTACCAATGCGGTTTTTGGTGACCCTGAGTCCATCCAGCACACCTCTGCGCTGTAGTAGCCGTATGTCCTGCATGGCTCGGATTGCGACTTCTCCAGCAAGTTGTTTGATTCTGTCATCCTGATCTCCTCTTGTGAATTGTGCTGAAATCATCGGCGTTTACGCTTTCCGCTACGATCCTGGCACCACATGGCATATGCATTCCACAGGTCGGCTGCATCCTGTGCCTTGGTTTTATCCTCAAACAAATCCTCGATTGATGGTAGACCATTTGGCGGAACAGCACCCCACAGGCGCGGTCCAATCGGATTACCGGCCATCGTGGTTACACGCCACTTGCCATTCTCCGGTTGAACTCGCACAGGGGTCATCGACCAAGTTCTTTCAGTTTGGCATCGTCTGCCTTAATATCTTTCATCAGCCTATCAAGATCCGCACTTTGCCCTGCATAGTGAATAATCTGCGCGTCCTTGTAACGATCCAGCCCGAAGTGTTCCTCAACACTGGTCATGCAGTTATAGGCTGGGTCAAGGTTGCAAGTCGCCGTGGACCATAGGTGCAGTTGCAGATTCATCCATGTCTGCTCGGCGAAGTGGTTGGGGAACAATCCAATCGGGGGTTGGCTTAGTGCGCCAACCGCCATTGGCGTGATTACAAACACTCCGGTGTTAAAGTAAAAAGTAGGTTCCCATCCCTTGATAAAACCAAATGCATCAGCCAATCCCTTCAACCCAATCCTTCTGTCAAGGTATTGGCCTTCGTCAAACGCCATAAACGAGCAATCCGGCTCCAGCAAATCACCAATTTCATCGCAATCTTCAGCAACAAGCACATCACAATCCAAGAACGTGACTTGCTCATAACCCTTGGTCGCAATGATGTTCCCAATTGCCAGCTTGCTGTATTGTACCGGCTCTACCAATGGCTTTTCAAACGAAATCAAATCAATCTTGTGTCGCTTGCAATATGACTCCATGCGCGGTTTGGTTATCTCCAGAACCTTGTGCCACTTATCCCCGAATGCCTGCGTGACTAATGCTTTCTTCATTTCCAGATAACTCCTTTATCGTCCAGATCGCTGCTGAGAAGCATTAACTTGTTGTAAAGTGAATAACCATATCCGTACCGCATGATCGTGATGCTGATGAAATCACCGATCCGGTAGCAGATCCATGCAATAGCAAGCTTCATTTCTCGATCTTTACCCATGCTTCCAGCGGAAGGTTCTCGCCGCAAAAACCAACCTGCATCTCCTTCTTTTCTTTTTCGTTGATGCCGTATAAAACCCAACCTCCCTCGATCTTTTCAGCACGGGTGATTTTCATTTGTCGCTGCAATCGTAATCTTCCCACTCAAAAATGCGGCAAGCTGCAACAGCATCTTCCCTTGTTTCGTAAGTGTCCCTGTGCTTCCACTCCTCTTGGTTGCCATCTCCCGTCTCATCATAATAAACAGCCCAACCTGTCTTTCCGTCCTCATCTATTTCTTTTTTAATCCATCTCATAATCTAGGTAGTCCTTTCTTTAATTGCATCCATGCAAACAATGCTCTTACCACCGCTCGTTCCAAATGGTCAAGCGCATTCTCACCGGACTCGTCTGGGTTTGGGTGGTTTAGGTGAATCTGCTGTTGTGCGGTGACCGCGTGTTTAATGCAGCGGGTAATGTGATAATCGTAGGTGGGCTTGTCTTTCCAGAACCACTCTCCGTAAGCAGATTTGGCGGACCCGTTGCCCATCACCCTCCACACAATTTCCGAGGCAGCATTACCCATCTCTTCGATTGTGGGAGGGTTTTCCATTACAGCTTCATCCCTGGCGGGGTATACTTCTTTGACCAAGCCCAGACCTTCAGCATGGCGTTAAACGCAATCCCTGCCTCGTATAACTCCTCATCTGACCAACGGTGAATGACCAGAGTTTCTGGGTCATTGGCAGCCAAGACCACCGAAACGCAAGCGCATTTCGGGTTGTCGGAGGCGATCCTGTAGGCCCATAACTGGGCGCAATCAGAATCATAGAACGGATCATACTTGGGATTCACCTTCCTATTCTTCAAGTCGATGATAGCGTCCCCAATCCCCTTCAACCGGACGTAGGCATCGCACCTACCAGCGTAGCCTGCGCCTACCAATGCCTTTTCGCACCAGTAGGTTTTCTCTACGTTGTCTTCAGCCCATTCCTTGAATGTTTTGATGTATGGCTGGATGGCTTCATCCTGCGAGTGAGATCGTCCCAATAGGATATGCTCCATTTGCTCATGCATTCTGGTGCCGTGTTCTGCAGCCCTGCTTGTCGATTCTTTGGAATCGCGGACGACGCGCTTTGCGTATTCTTCAAGTGTTTCACCATCCTCCTTTGGCAACGTGAGCGAGGACATGATGGCCTGCTCAATCTTCCACGCCGTAAGTTGCGGTTTGTCCATAATTCCAAGCACGCTGGTGACGGATGGGAGCAATCCCATTTTGCGTGCATCGGCAACCGTGGTGTTACGCTCGTTGCCATTCTTTCCAATGACAACGTGCGCTGACTCGCCATTTTCTGTGTACCAATGGCCAGAATCTTCGGTCTTAACAAGTTTTGTTACAAACCGCTTTCCGTCCAGATGGACTTTACCATCATTGATTGTTACTGTGAGCGACATCAGAATGGCATCGTGTTGCCGTCAACATCAGTGCTGGTTGCGGCCTTGTGCGCCACTGGCGTACCTGACGCACCGGACAATTCTTTGCTCTCTAGAATCTTTCCCTGTAGCCATTCTGGCATCTCGGCAAACGCGCCACCTCTTCCTTCCTCAATCTCGTAAAACACCTGGGTGTTCTCGGTGGTAGTCGGAGCCTTGACCGACTTGGGTAGTTTGGCCAATCCTTGGATGGCGCAGTACTCACGTCCAGCTTGGCTGGTCTTGCGGACCAGAGTAAGCATAGCGGCCTTACCAAGAAGGTTCTTCATGTTGAACGCCGCCAATTCCTTGCTGGTGAAGCTTTGTCCGCGCCAAGTCTCCAAGTGCTTGCGGAGAGTTGCACGCTCGCCAAGACTGCGGGTTAGCTCCATGCTGACGACCATTGGCTTGGTAACCTTGGTGGTCTTTCCGTTTTCGGTAACTTCGCCTTCAATAGTCTGGTCGGGAAGCTCGAACGCCAAACGAACCTTCGGGGTCCACTTCTCGTCTCCGTCCCAATTTGTTTTCTGCGTGCCAAGATCCACGATGCTGAAACACACCCCGATGGTGGCTCCAGCTTCGGGCAGTTGGCGGTCTCCGTTCTTCAATTCAGTTGCGCTGATGGTTAGGCTCATATCATGTCTCCTTGATTGATGGTTGGTTGTTGTTGTATGGTTGGTGAAGTTATTGAAATTCCTTGTGCCACGGTGGTGCAATAAGGCGCGGGATGAACGATGTCAATCTTCAAGTTTGGCGGGGCGATGTGTCGGGCAATCTCGCAAACGTCATCGGCTTGGAGGATCACAAGCCACTTCTTCTCGCCGTTGCGCCGAAAGAAGACGGATGGGATTTTGTTTGCTGGGCAGTCTGCCTTGGCCTGCGCCATCCACTGCTCTGGTTTGATTTGCTGGCAACGCTTGCCCTCGATATGAAATGGAAAGTTGTCGCAAACCACATCCCCAGAACCGCCCTCGGGATTGCCAGCGTACTGCTGTGTGCGTCTGGCTTTTTGCCAGCCCTGCTCCCTTAAATATCCCGCTAGTTCCCGCTCCCCCGCCGCTCCCTTACGTCTTGAATTGATTGCCATGCCCAACGCTAGACGTGGTGTCAAAACTCAGTCAATCTTTTTTTATGCTTAAATCCTCTTTCATTACGGCCATAAGTCCCATTCCAGATAACTTCTTGCAAATCTGCGGGTTATCAATGACCCACTTGGCACAAGCCTCAAATGAATCCAAGTTTTTCAGCGCATCTTCAAACGTGCGCCATGCTCTGACCGACTCTTTCAAAGATCGCTGATTATGCGCCATGAGGAACCAGTTTTAGGGTAAAGTTTCTTGGTTGGTCCGCGACAATCCTGTGGTTTAATAATCCAAAACAAGTCCTCGTCCATGGCCCAGCAGACCAAGATGTCAACCTTGTCCTTGGTGTAGGCTGTCTTGCCTTCGCTTCCAACGCTGGTCATAAATCGATAATACAACTTCTCGCCTTCTGGTTTTGTGGTAGTCTTTACCTGAATGCGGACAAACTTCCCGCCCCTTTCGGCCACCAAATCATACCCAGAAAAATCTTCCATCGGCGTGAGCACGCTGTAGCCATTGCGGAATAAGGCTCCAGCAACCCTAGCCACACCAACCGCACCAATCTGGCGACTTGATAATTTCTTAATTGACATGGTTGGTTTCAACACGCAGACTTTTTACATGAAAAACATACTAATAGCAATGGCGGTGCTGGTTGCACCGGTGATGGCTGAAGATTTGGATGAATTTGCCGGAGGGGTATACAACTCCGGAAGTGCCGTATTTAGCGGTGGGCGAGGCGTTGCAATCACGCAAAATGGATTGGCGGTTGATAGTGGCATATTAAAACTCACGCCGAGCGGGTGCTATTCATCTTGCGGTAATGTTTATTACGGCAATGGCGAAATTGTGACAAAAACAGGATATTTGTTCTATGGATCAAATGGAACAAAAATTCAGAATGGCAATTATTATTCCGGTACGGCTGGATCAACTTATTTATTTGAATCAAATAAAAGGTGATTATCCTTGGCCAAATACGGCGAATCTATTGTTAATCCTGTTCTGTAATCCATTCAAAAACTTTTGCCTGCTTGGGTTTTGGGTTGCCATGCGAATTTCGTCATTCCACTGAGCCTTGCTTGTTTCAAGCATTAAGCTCTTTGGATCAACCATGTTGATTGCGTTTAATGTTTTTGGCCCAATAGCTCCGTCAACTTTTACTGGAACACCAAGATTATTCAACGCCTGTTGCATATACTTTGTTGCACCGCCCACGCCTCGATTAAACGCAAGATCCTGTGCGAATGGGCGGATTGCATCTGGAAGCTTTTGGGTGAATGGTGATGTGTATTTGACGACATATTCTGCCGCTGCCTTATCTCTTTGTTCCGGGGGTAGTGATGAAATTGCCTTAAATGCATCTGGGTGATATTTATCATTTATTCCGGCCACCTCATATTTACCGCCCATATCTCCCGACGGCAATTTATAGACTGCAAGATTACCGCTTTTATCCCTTCTTCCCTCAAAATCAACCGTCTTCATTGCCGCAGAAATAAGCGGATCAAGCTCCTCTTTTGTCGGAGGTATGGCAACAGTCAACTTTTGAAGCATCTCATTTTTAGGTGTTTCAATCTCTCTCTTTATTGATGCATCCATAATGTCCCTTTCAATTTTCTTTGGGAGAAAATTTGTCTGCCTTTCCGCTCCGTATACTTGGAATGATGCCATTTATTTGCCCAAGGAGTTTTGTATTGCTGATGCTTTCATCATTTTTGCCACAGCATCAAGATTTGGATCGTCTTCGTCATTTGCTATGGTTTGTAAATCCATGACTGCCGCAGGAACTTGATTTGGCGTAATATCCACATTCTTTGCAAGCCAGCGAACATACTTTGGATTGGTGAACAATTTTGATCCAAGATAGCTTGACCCAACAAATCCCACTATTCCTTTTGCCACTCCAAATTTTCCAGCACCAGCCGAGCTTGCCAAAGCAACCGCCGTTGCAACTGGTGCAAGCCCAGCAGCCGTTCCGGATGGATTTGCCAGCACATTACCACCGCTTCTGATAAGCGATGATGCTCTGGCAATCTTTTCCATGTCCTTCATGAAACTAGATCCGTATCTTCCAAAAAGTTGCTGTTTGGCTGGATTGCTTAATTTATTCCAATTTGTAAGGAATGTATTTGAACTCCAAGCGTCGCCTATGTCGGTTTGTTGCCCAGGAAGAGCCTTGCCCATTCTGTCAACAAATGCTGTTGTTACGGCCTTCTGGTCTTCAACAGGAATGCTCTTCATAACAGCCGCAATCCTTGTTCCTCCGGATTTTGCGCCAGATATGGTTGCCTGATAAACTGCTTCTGGCTCAATTTTTTGTATAAAACTTTGTAGCCTGTCAGCCCTTTCATGCAGAGCTTTTGAGTATGCATTTGCCCTGTTGAAAGCGCGAAGCGCATCAGGTCCTTTCTGAGCCGCAATGTTTTTCATGTCTTCAGAAAGAGCGCCATAAAGCATTTTATATTCACGCCTTGGCACATCATTAAGAATTTTGATTCCGGAAAGGGCTTCCCCTATTTCACTTCTTATTTTTTTTACGGCCTCAAGGCTAAGAGTTCCTGTTTTTTTGTTTACATCTGCATCAAATGCATTCTTAATGGATGCAATTTTTGGATTCTGAAATTGCTCGCTTAATGCAGGCGCGCCCTTGATCCCGCCAGTTATTTCATCAAGAGTCGTTTTGAAATTATCCAGTTTTGTCTGTGTTTTTGCAGGAAGAAGTTGATCAAGGTTCCTGTAAAGCCTTGATTCAACCAAGCGTTTTTGTCCAAAAACTTTTGGAACTCCCTCTTTAATTCCAGCCCCAGCAACGCTTGGCTCTGTAACTAATGATAATTCTTCAGCAATTCCCTTCAATCTTTCCTGTAAAACTTTTTGCTGGGATGTTCCAAAATCCCTCATTACATCATATGAAAAAGGAACTTTCCCCATGGATGCCTCGACTGCCTTAATTGGAGTCGCTTGAGTTGCCTGCCCGGCTGACGGAGTAAGTCCAACATCCCCAAAAGCCCGTATGTTACCCAAAATTTCAGATGGTTTTGCGCCACCTCTTGCAATTGTTTTTAATGCCTGCTCTCCACCAGTTGCAATTGCAGGTATTCCGGCTGCTCCAACTCCGGCAACCATTTGACCCACCGGCCCTGCTCCTGCCTGCCTTGCGGCCTCTGATGCAAGTCCACCGATAATCCCTTGTCCTGTTTGAAGTGCCGGTCTTTCGGTCAAAATATTTCCAATAGCCCGCATGATTGGCCTTCCGGATTGAAGTGCGGCCTGCCCAGCCCCAAGAGTTGAAACAGCGGAAGATGCGCCTTCAACTGCTGCTTGTGCAATTTTCTCTTCTGGAGTTATTGGGCTTGGAAGTCCGGCTTCATTTTTAATTCTTTCAAGAACATCACCCAATGCCGGAAGCCTTCCACTTGCTCCAACCATTCCAGCAATTGTGTTGTAAATTCTTGGTGCAATATCGGTAACCGCGCCAGCAGTTGCTCCGGCCAATGCACCAGGGATGGCCCCAACCCCCGCCAATGGCGCGCCTGCTGCAGCCCCAATTGCGGCTCCGGTGGTAACAGGATTGATTACTGCCCTTGTCATAAGGCCAGCCTGTCTTTGTAGATAATCCTTGGTGCTTTGAGGCTGTAACGCAGTCCTTGACTCGTTTAAATCAGATACAAATTGATTGATCTGCTCCGGAGTTGAATTTTCCGGAAGATCAAATCGACCTACTCCAGGTACATCAAGAATTGGCATTATTGTGGCAGGACAATTCTTCCGTTTTTATCAATCGTAGTTTGAATTACCTGTTGTTGTGCTTGTTGTGGTTGATTTGCTGTTTTTTTATTTTCAGAAATAATCTGCCTGATGTCATCAGGAAGCAAACTATCAGGAATTTCAAAACCAGAATCCCTGAATGCCTGCAATTTGGTCATGTATTCGCGCTTTCTTTGTGATGTAAATGCCTTCATTCTATCTGGAAAATCATTGGCGTTTGGATCACCTATTTCTGCCTGAAATCTTCTTGCCTCGTCATCCGTCACGGCGCCACCAGACCTTGCTTTCAATATCTGGTTATTAACGCCAGAAAATGCTTGCATCATTTTTGTATAATCAGGGTATCCTGATGTAGAAGCAATTAAGGGGTTGATTCTTCCCCTTACTGGTCCGTAAAGTTCTTCTCCGGTAATTGAATCTATTGCAGTTTTCCCAAGATCAACAAGTGATTTATATTCCGAAAGATCGTTAATTTCTTTTACAGGAAGTTTTTTGAAATTATCCTTTGCCGATTTATACATATCGTCCCTTGCAACCGTGAGTGCTTGGGCTAATTGTTGATTCCCTGATGCATTTGCTTCGGCAATTTTTTGATTTGCATAAGCAAGCCCCTGTGCGGCTGTTTCAAATTTTGATGCCATGGCTCTGCTTACAGCATCCGGTGAAGTTACTGCCGGTATATTCCCAAGACCCGGAACATTGACTGCACCACCGTAATCCATCATTCTCTGGCCGGCGACAGCCCTTCTGCCAGGAGTCGTATTTGGATCATTGTAAATTGCCTGTTCTTGGTCAATAATATTGGCGCGAGCCATTGGGTCCATTGTCTGCGGATCTGCGGCAAGCTTTCTTATGGAAAGGTCTGTAAGCTTTCTCCGAAGCTCATTCTCTGCTTGTGTCTCCGGTCCCTCAATATCAAACTTGAACGGCATGTTTACTCCTTATTTTGAAAAGCTGAATGAAGGTATAAATCCGCTAATTCCGCTTGCAATCGCGCCAAACTGCTGTGCAAATGTCGGCCTGCTAGCCTGTGCCGCAGTGTACGCACCATAGGTTTTGGCCTGATAATCAGCCATCGACCCATAAAGGTTGGCAAACGTATTGGTAAGATTGACAGGAACACTTTGATCCACGGCCTGATAAAAAGGAGATGCCGTACTCGGAGCCTGTCCAAACTGACCAGGCAACGCTTGGTTGGCTTGGATATAGTTCTGGAACGCCGACTGCTGTGCGCCTGTTCTGGCTTGGCCGAGGTTATAGAGCGAAGGACCGCCAGCGATGAATCCAGAGGCCGCACCAAGGCGGTTCTGGAGTAACGCATCACGGAAGGCGAGGTCGGCCTTGAGCGCATCGGATGTGGTCTGGCCGGATCCAAGGAATTGGGCAGCAGCCCCGTAACGCGCAAGCTTGCGTTGCTCACCGGCTGCGCCCGTAGTGACCGCCTCTTCGACCGCAGGGGCAACTCCAAAGATGTTGCCACGGGCGGTCTGGGCGGCGCGGGCGGCTTGCTGGTACTGCCTCTGCTCCTCCGCACCCAACTGCGAGCCAAGGGCAAGCTGGTTGATGGCTTCCTGTTCCAGGTTGCTACGGAGTTGTTCGGTTTGAGCAGATTTGGTTTCACCGATAGGAGCGGTAGCCATCTCGCGATATTTCTGACCAAGCTCAACGGCGGTTTGATAGGACTCAGGGTCAATCTGGCGCAACTGCTGGGTTGCCTTTTCTTCCGGTAACTGCAAGTATTCTCTGAAGGAAGTGATCTGGCTGGCGGCTTCGGGAGATCCAACTGCAATGGGCTTGAAATTGGTGATCTGATCGCTGGCTGATTTGACTGCCTCTGTGACGCTGTTTAGATCGTTGTTAAGCTGATCCACATACACTTTTGAGGATGTGTAACGAGGATCGTTCTGCGGAAGCTGGTTTAATAGCTGATTGGCCGCATTGATCCTTTGTTGGATTCCAGCAATCTGGGCATTACCCTGGGATACAATGCTGTTCAGCTTGGATACTTTGGTATTGTTGTAATCGTCAAGAATCTGCTGATCGGATACCTGAAAGTTTAGTTTATTCCCAAGCGCAGAAGCACCATAGTTTTGCCCCTGCGACAAGGCGGCAACCGCCTGATTGTTCAACAATGGATTCTGTGGACCACCACCTCCACCAGCGGTAAGCGCGGCTATTTGTTGTGCAAGGGCATTGCGCGTGTTTTCCTGTCCGGTTAGCTCGGCAATTCTTTGATTGTACTGCGCCTGTTGGTTGGCCATCTTGACCGACATACTTTGGTTGATGGCATCTTGTTTTGACTCAAATGAAGATCCAACCAAATCAGCCCTGCGCCTTTTGGTTTGATCTTCTATTGATCCCTGTCCGGTTCTATATCCATTTCTGTTTACTGGAAATTTGTCATCAATTTCACGAGGAACAACATTGCCTTGAGGGTCAACATCGTAAACCGTCATCTTGGTTACTGCAAAATCTGGCATAATTTAGGCCTGTAATCTTGGGTTGGATATTGCGGTTCCGATTGTCCCGTAGATGTCGGGAGGAGGCATTCCTTGCGAAGGATATGCCACATTGGGTTCAACCGCGCCGAAGGGCGAGGTTCCATAAAGCTGTTGGAATTGGCGGGTCAACTGCTGGCCGGTGGCTCGGTTCAAAGCATAGGCCGCAGGATTATATTCATACTGGCGGCGCAATGCCTCGGTTGTGCGTTGCCTTCCGTACTGTTGCTCAAGTTGCAATCCAGCAAGAGCGGCCGATTGTTGGTCAAGAGCAGAAAGCTGGCGTTCCAAAGAACGTTGCTGTGGCATATATTGGACGCGAAGCTTGTTTTCCAAGGCAGCCATTTCGGGTGCTTTGGAAATATAGGTTTCAACATTCTTCTTGTACGCATCGGCATTCGCCTGCGCCACCGCATTGGGATCGGGAGGAGGAGGAGGTGCTGGAATGGAAGGTCCGCCACCCATGTTAAGCCATAGCCTTTCGCATAAACTTCATATAATCGTATTGTTTCCTTATTCCGTTTCGGTTAAAGATTAGGCTCCTGCGGGGGCCAAGTTCATCCCAAAGGATTGACAGCAGGCGTTTCATAGCCAAAAGGCTACGGGCATTAAGTTTACCATCAATAGAGGTCACAGTCAAGTCCACAAAAGCATCGGGTGCATTGTAGTCATGTTTATAATGGGCAACATCTTGCGATGCGTCAACCGCCCTAGCAATAGCCACGCCAACGACTTCGCCGCCATCCTTGACCACTCCAACAAGGTTATTCTTCTCATACCACCCAAACCATTCCCTAAAATTAGGCCACCTAGTCTCAGGCACACCGGATGCCTCCACATATTCCATGGCCGTCATACGTTCTTTTGCACCTCAATGGTGTCTGGGTTGGCGGCCAGCAAAATACCACGAATAGAAAGCTTCTTCGAAGGTGCTGACACAATCATGCGCATATTGCGCCATTTCTGGTAGGATCGAAGGCTGTCAGCCACACGCTTAACGGTCTGTGCGGATAGGGTGGCAGGAAGCGTGAATGGAAGGGTAATACCACCCGAAGAACGCGTATCAATGCTTGATGCTATTCCGACATTTGCGCCATCCGTATCCCGCCTCATGCTGATGCTGGCATTGGTTGATCCAGAGTTATAAAACTCAATCTCGTAATGCGACCCAAACTTCTGGGCTATGCGGTCATCAAATTCATACGCCTTGGAAGTCACGGAACTGGTGTAGCTTCCAGTTGATATGTAGTCCACATAATCCGTGGTGGCATCAGCACTATCAGCGTCCTTATAGCCAAGATAATGACCAACCTTGCTGGTCGGGCTTCCAATGGCAAGCTTTAAGGCATTGGTTGCAAATCCGCTTGAAAAATTAGTAATCACCATTCTTGATGCCGCAATGCTCCATAGCCCCTCAAATGCGTTAAACAACGCATTGTAGACAAGGATATAGTTTGGTGTGGTTGCCGTATCCAGCGGGATGGCCAGGAAGTATCGGTTATTGTAGAACGCGGCATTGCACAACGTGACATAATTCTTGTTGATTCTTGCAATGATATTCTTGACCGGCTCGCTGATTGGCGTTCCAACAATATAAAAATCATCCGCCACAGACCTGGCCACAGAGCGTATTCCGTCATTGGCAAGGAAGAATACGTCTTTATTAACAAAGTTTACTGACCGCCCAGAAACGCACCCAATCCTGTCGTTTAACAACCGCACAGTCCATCCAGCCGCCGTGGTTGCGGTTGGATCTGCTGTGACCAAATAAATCTTGTTTGGCTTGAAGACAAGAATCTCGTAATCATAAAAAGGCTGGATAGCCACAATGTCCTCACCATCGTCGCCCCCTACAATGATGCTATTTGTTGTCTTCCAAATTTCAGCGTCAAGGATGTCGGATGCGTAAAGTGTGTTACGCTCTGTTCCAGACCCAACGGCAAATAGCCTGTTGGTAAACTGGCGAACCAGCCTTAACGCCTGCGGGGCCAAGGCCGATACGCTGGCTGTTGCCGCCGCATTGCTTCCGCCTCCACCAGAGAATGAAACAGTCGGTGCGGACGTGTAGCCAGATCCAGCATTTGTAACCGTAACTGAACTTACCTTGTTTGATACTACAGTTGCGGTTGCGCTTGCCGTTGTTCCGTAGGCAAGATTTGGTGCAGAAATGGTTACGGTGGGTACTCCGGTATATCCAGATCCGTCATTGGTTACGGTAATCGAAAGAACGCTGGTTCCTTGCCGATAATCATTTGTTCCGTTTGAAAATTGCAAATAACCGGTTCCATCGGTGTAATACACTCGGTTGTTGAATTGAGAAAAATCCACAGGAACAATTGCATTGGTCACAGTTCCTCCGGTGGTCGCAAATGTATTTGAACTTGTGGACTTATAAATTGTTCCATTGGTTGCCACCAATAACCGCTCCAGGCTTGGCGTGTCCATGTAGTGCATGCCCTGGACAGCAGATCCGCCAGACACATTCGTTGACATGGACTCAATGCCCATGCGGGATTCAAGGTTTCCGCTTGGGCTGATGGTCATGTTAATCAATTCGCTTGCCTGGTTATTGGCAATAAGATTTGGCGTAACGCCAGATACCTGCCCACCCTCAAAGCTGGAAGATCCTGCTATGGCCAGCAGGTCGTCTAAATTATCTGAATAATAAGGCACGCTTGAATGCCTCCGTTAAGCTGCCGTGATTTCCTCGGTCATCAAATCACCAAGGCTGACTGGGGTAATCTGCTTGACACCGCCAACCTGGCTTAGTTCGTAATTGGCCATTGCTGCCAAATCAGCATTAGCCGTCTGCACCACAGCCTGTGCCTTGGCATATTGACGCTCACGCTCCAGTGCATCGGCATGGGTTAAGGCCAGCACTACCTGGTGGACGTGAGGCAGGCGAAGTTCGTCATCCAGCGCGCTCGTTGATGGCGGAAAATCAACAATGTAGTTGTTTCGGGTAAGGCATTTTAGCTTCTCAACCACCCGCAGGGTTTCTGTTCCAGCCGTGGCTAGCCTTGGATAAAGGTTAAGTTGGGCAATCCCACTAGTGTTGCGGCCAGTAAAGTGATAAAGTACTGGAGTTCCGGTTCTTGTGTCCTCAAGCAAATCCGCATCCTGGCTGATGATGGTAGCCAAATCAATCGGGTCAACTTCGGATTGATCGTATGACACCGAAAGCGGGGTTTCCACATTGGTTCCAAGGGTAACAGTGCGGTTGGTTCCAACCGAATAGGTGGAACTGGTAACGCTCTCACGCCAAGGTGCAAAATCCCATACCCGCCTGTAATTGAGGGAGGCGGATTTTTTCAGGAACGTGACGGTGTCGGAGTCGGTCTTGCCGACTTTTTCACCGGCGAACTGGGCGATTTCGGATAGGGTCATTGATTAATTGTCGTCAGGAGGAAGCGGAGTGTTGCCTTCGGCCAACCATTTGAGATAGGCTTGGTAGTCGGTGTTGGCTGGGTCGGTTGGTATTGCAGCACCGTCTTCAATACGAATTATGCAATGCACAATCAAATTGCTTAAAATTGGTTTCGTAAGTTTATATTTCATAGTTCTGCATTTCCACGAATATATCCAGTTCCAAACAAGTATATTACTTTTCCATGACCATTAGTAGCCGCAGAATTAAGATTAAGATCTATCAAAGCATTTGCATACCCACCATACGAAACAAGTATGCTACTTACGGTTTCGTCCGAATTTCCTCCAGAACAACCAATTTGCCCACCCAATGATAAAGTTGGAGTGGTTCTCATAGTTGCTGGGAATTGCATATAAACCCTAGCTATTGTTGTCGAGCCGTAAATAGACCCAGATGCAACTGATGTTAAATTTACAGAGGCATCGTAATTAAAGAAATACCTCTGACACAACGCCAACTCCGTCCCAATCGGCCTACGCTCGAAGTCGGTTGCGGTTGATCCTGCTTCGAGTTGGACTCCTGTGATGTAGAAGGTGGCTCCGTTTGTGCCGACTACAGAGGTTGCGCCTGTTGCTGAAAATGATTCTGCCGAAACCCACGATCCAGCAGTATTTGATCTATTTGATGCAGAGCCCACACCAAGCCCGAAATGGATGCGAAGGCCAATACCATTATCATTTCCCCACGTTCCAGAAGTATCACCAGAAATTGTAATTGATTTCTTTTCCCATGTGTTTGCAGACAAGATAGAAAACGTAAATGGATATGATCTATTGACATCAGCGTTTTCAATAGAACCGCCGAATGTTCCAGTTAGGCTTGACCTAACCCAAAATGAAAGTGTTACCGAACTTGCACCTGACGAACCAAAACCTAAATCTGCCATATTAAAACCTTCAACATATTGCACTAATGCAAAATAATCAGATATTGATACTGTATATGAAGACAATGATGTTACTCCAATATAGTTTGTATAACCGACTGGAGGAGTAACAGATCCAGCATTTCTTTGAACACTAATTTTAGATGCTTGGCTTAATCTTACCGACCATCTGTCTAGCGTATATTGTCCATCATTTGTTGGGGTAACACTCGCCCCAACATTCCTCTGATCGATCCGCATATCGCCATTGATGATGCGGTTGCGGAAGCCAACCGGAGCCGTGACTGTTGTGGCTGATGTGACTCTTCCTTTAGCGTCAACTGTGATTCTAGGAATGTCGCTGGTTGTTCCGTAGGTAGCAGCAGTTGCGCCAGTTGTCCCAAGCGTTGCCGTTCCTTGGCTGATTGTAAAATCGCCAGCAAGCGTGGTGGATAAATTACCAATCGTTCCGGTTGTTGAATTGATTGATCCGCCAAATGTTCCGGAAGTAATATTGGCCGTGCTTGATGTAAGGCTTTGAATAGTTCCGCTTGTAAAAATTCCAGCCGTTCCAGTAGTGGTTCCAGCCGTCAGCGCAGGAATCGTTCCAAGCGTAATGTTGGCCGTGCTCGCAGTAAAATTAGCAATCGTTCCAGTGGTACTATTCAGCGAAAGGTTAGACGTAGGAACAGCATCGGCTACCAACGCATTGAGTTTTGCAGCCGTTACATCATTGGTAACGCCGTCTGTGAATGAAGTTCCTGCTGTAAAATTAGCCACGATGAATTACCCTCCGTTTATTAACCTTGACTTAACAAAGTCCCAGGCGATGCTGATTATAGCACCTAGTCCACCAGCCACAAGTAGCATCTTTGTTTTAAGTCCTTCGATTGAGTTTACCCTGTTGGATAGGTCGCCAAAATTGGATAGGGACCGCTCAACCATGTGATACAAAGTCACTTGACGCTCTTCCATTCTGGCAAGCCGCTCTGAGACGCTGGCCACCCTATCTTTAAGTTCGGATACCTCATCAAGACTCACGACCCCGACCCTCCAGATACTTTAATGCCACAGCAAGATGGACAACCGCATCCACAACCTCGTCCCGATCCCGTCCGTCCTCGACAATCCTTTTGATGGACCGGTTGACGCTCAAGAGATGCTTCACCTTGCCAATGTACTTGGTCTCCTTGACCATGTTGTTGTTCTCCACGGCAAACTTCAACGCCTCCTTGAAACACTCGTACTCCTTTTGCGTCATCAAGAAACGCAAACTGAAATTGGTGAGCCAGGTGGCGAGGAGCTTTATCATGGGTTGAATTGGATTCCATCTGCCTCATCCCTTGTGCTCGCCAAGAGCCGAGCCTTATAGTCGTGGTATGCGGTTCTCAGGTTTGCGATAAACTCACGGCCTTGCTCGACTTCAAGGTTCGTCAGGACTCCAAGCGCGGCATTCCTCTGCCACACTTCATCGTACCCAGCCTCTACGATCTTGGCCGTGATTAGCTCACGAATTCTGGTTAGGTTCTCTTCGTGAGCTTCATCGATGGTGCGGGTGTCGGTGAAGACTGAGGAGCCGTCTAGGTTGTGAGTAAGAGTTTTGTTTCCCATAAGATTAGACATATTGAAATGCTAATTGCGGTGCAACATTCCCAAATCCTGCTGGATTTGATGTAAGACTGAATGTTTCGTGAGTTGTCTGATTGTAAGAGGTCAAGCATGTATAATTCCAAATTACATGATTTTGTTGAGATACACTTGTTCCTCCTAAAAATCTATTGTAAAAACAAATTGATTGAGTTGCGGCAGTTGATATTAAATTTCCGCTAGTTGTTGTATCTGATGTAAATGACATCCAGTAATATCCACGAACTACATTTGTTGCTGTAACAGATATATTTATGTTTGTATTACCCGCTGTTCCAGATGATCCATTTCCTCCAATAACATAAGAACCAACAGTTCCATCCTCATTAACTTGCCATAATGCTAAATGAACATTAAATGCAACCGCTGGAGCAGAACTTGTTCTAAATGCCAAAACATCAACTTGCCCGTCTGCTGGGACATAAACAAGATGAAAATATCTTACATTGATTGTTGGGTTTGATGCTCCACCGGTAAATCCATCAACAACTTGAGTAATGTATCTAGCCGCAGTTACATTCTTATACTGCGGCAACAACGGCAACTCACCAAAACTCGCATCAGACGAAAGATAGCGAGTGTTCTTCCCTGCGGCTGGGGCGGGGACATAGCCAGCAGTTCCAGCCGTTCCCGTGCTGGCTCCGACCATGTTGACAGGAGTTGTCCCTCCTCCTCCTCCGCCAAAGAAGCCCATTGCTTAACCCTGCCTTCCGATTAGACGCGCTGTTCCTGTGCTAGTAATCGCCGCAATGGCTCCTGTTGGAATGTAATTACCCTCAAACGTAATCCCCTGGCCGCTGGTCAACTGGATACCGTCAGCAGTCGTGGCAGTTCCATTGGTGTCAATAAACACCGTTCCGCTGGTGCATTGGACGAGTAGATAGTTGCGGGTTGAATTGGTGGCAAACAATGTCCCATTGGTTGTACCAGCAGTCAGCGTTCCAATGGTGGTGGTCCCGCGAACTGAGGAGGCCAAATTGACATTAAGCCTTCCAGTTGTGTCAACGCTTACGCCGCGCAGGTTTGTTCCGTCTGTGCCAGCATAAAGATTGGCAACGCTTGGAGTAGCAGATCCATTTGTTCCAGCAGACGAAAGCATTACATCCAAACGCCTGCTTGTTCCAGACGTTGTGGATGTTATTGCGTTGCCAGATCCATCCCTAAGATTTGATAAAACAGTTCCGCTGGAGATAATAATCCCATCAGCAATATCAGCCTGTAGCGTTGTGAGCAACGCCTCAATGTCTGTTAAGTTCGCATTGATAGACATGGTTCCGCCGGTAAGCGGACCAAGGCTCTCAATAATCTGATTCCACTGACGACCCATAGTGGGCCTCCTTAATCTTTGCGAGCGTAGATGGCAAGACCACCGCCGGTCAACGCAACCTGGTCGATGTCACCATAAACCGTGACACCAGCAGAAAGCGTGGCCGTGCTGGTCGCACCACTAATGACAAGAGTTGCCGTGGATAGGGTAAGTGCGGTCACCGCATCGTAGCTTCCAGTGTTCGTGGAAGCTGACGATGCGATGATCGTCCCACCATTACCCAATGTAAGGCGAGATAAGAGGCGCATTAGCTGTGCAACGCGATGCGGTAAGAAGTTCCGTTGAGCGTCACATTCAGCGAAGCAGGAGCGGTAGCCACGGTGTTAACCGTGCCGCCGCTGCTGGATGCCGTGATCTCAAACACGTTGGTGAAGCCTTGGGCATCAAAGCGCAGAGCGCGACCCTTGGCCTTACGCAGTGAACGAACAAATTCATTAGCCATTGTTTTGTCTCCTTAGAGCCGCACGTTTGATGCTATCTGGCGTATACTGGCTCTTAAACCTACTGCCAAGCTTTTGTTCCTGGCGGTAGTACCCCTTCATAAGATTGGTTTGATTGACACCCAGCGGATTGTCGAGGGGTTCGCCAACCCCCACTAGGGCCAATCTTGCAGGCACTTGGAATCTTTTAAGATAACGTGGGACTTTGTCCCGTTCAGCCACAGCCTTTTCCAGTTCGATAACTTTCCCATTTCTGGTGTCCTCGTACTGGTAAACAGGCATATTAGCTATAGTTCTCCTTATCGGACTCTTCGGCCATCTTCATCATTCGCTCTTCTTCCGACATCGAATCTTCACCTTCAGACTTGTCTTCCGACTTGTCCGAAGATTCATTCTCGGTCATGGCATGTTCCACATTAACGTGGGCAATACCATTTTCGATCATGTCAATCGTGCCAGAAAGTTCAACTGAATCGCCAACTTCCGGTGCAACATTGTCACCGCCATCGTTCACTTCGAACTTGGAGATGGGCAACATTACCATACCGGATTTCATCATTTTATTATGCATTGGCTTTTCAGAGGGGGAAGAAGCTGGGGAGGTTTTATCCTCCCCAGCTTTCCCTGGGCGACCCATAGCGATAACTAGGGTTCCCATTTAATTATTAGCTGTAGTTCGACTTGGCAACCAAGACTCGGAAGAACCGAGGGTCCAACTGCTTGGCAGCATAGAACGTCTTGAACGAAGCCACGATGCGCTGTCCGTAAGGATCAGATTTATCGGGCGCGTCAATGATGGTGACCTTAGGCGCGAATGGCGATCCAGAAGCCACAATCGAGGACAAGCTGGGTACGCCAAATGCTCCGCCGCCGAGCAACACGTTGGCATAACCGGTGTTAGCACCAGTGGTTCCAACGCTGTTTTCAGCGATACCGGAGGCCGAGGTATTGAACGTCTGCACGTTGGTGCTGGACACAACGCTCACGCCGAAGAGTTTGCCAACTTCGCCACGGAAGATTTGATCCGGAGCGGAATAGCTGGAAACCTTCAACCAATCATCGTCCTGCTGGAGATCGCGGATAACGGCAGGATGCGCGACGAGCGCGTAGCCGTCCTTGATCTTAGGAGCGCGGGCGATGAACAGTGAGGTCGCACCGTCCAAAAGGTCGGTGGCCGTGATTGACGAATTGGCAACCGAGCTAGTAGCCCAGGTCGTTCCGTTGGTGCTGTTCTGAGCATAACGGTTGTACGATTTGGTGGCTACGCCAGTACCAGTGCTGGTGGAAGAATCCTGCACCAACGCGCGGTGACACAGGGTGTCGGCGTGGAGGGCGGCATCTTCACCAAGCTGCTTGGTGGCTTGGGCGAGGTGGCTGAACAATTCGGTGGCCAAGAGAACGTCCGTGAGGATGATCTTGGAGCCGTACTGCTGTAGGGTGGCTTCAACCGAGGAGAGGGTCAGATCACGCTCGTCACCGCTGACGGAGGTCGTACCTTCCGAGAGGTTGGCGATTGCGCTGATTGACGGATCTCCAAAACGGAAGAATCGGATGGTTTTGTTCCCGCCCGTTTTGGTGGGGTAAGGAACCTTCATTGCGAACTGCTCCATTTGGAGCAAGGGGAGCGCACGCTCCAGCAACGCCTTCGAGAAGTACGTCTGGAACTGCGCCGAGACTGAAC